AGTATTCCTCCAAGATCTCGCAAAGCCCGTTCATTTCTGCCAAAAATTGCAATTCTACCTGCTTGAGTTAACGCTTCGGTTCCTGGGCCTATCATAGCACCAAGTTGAATACGTAGCTCACGCATAGCTATTGGAGTCATGCTAACAGTTTGTCCTGCATTAAGGAAGGGTCTAACAAGCTCTCCTCCTGTAGGTGTTAAGTAGCCACGGTGATATACTCGACCACGGGAGTCGATAAACACCTGAGTCTTGAAAGATTCTCCGCGCTGTCTATGCCACTTTGCAGTAGTCATTAAACCGTAGCCTTGTTCACCTCGCGCTAAAATCTCATGACGCAACTCATTGATAGAATCATAGTATTTGCTTTTTCCTCTTGGATCCCGAAAACGCACAATGTCATCCATAAAGTCAAAAAACTCGCCATCGACTTGGTACTCCGTGTTAGAGACATGGTTCATCATTTTGGCCATGTCACGGTCAATTTGTTTAGGATCGTAGTCGGCAAATTTGTCTGCGGAAATAATAGGAACTCCTGTATCGTTGCCTCTAGCATCGAAGAAGGTTTTCTTGCCAGCTTTAACATAAAGCCTGTCTCTATCGTTAACAACACCAAGGCGTCTTGCTATGACAGTTCTACGTTCTGCTTCTTGTAGTAAAATAAGCTTTTTATCTACTACAGTGACTTCCCTAGAAATAGTATCGGCCCAACCACCTGTTGCGCGACCTGTCTCTACATCCATAACACCCCTTCGAGTCTTACCTCTGAACTGTACTTTTATGTAGCCACTTTTAGCCATAAAGTCTAGTATACGAGAGCCATCTTTATGATGAGATTTAAGAGTTCTTTTTAGGGGTAACACTGTACCAAAGTCATCAGTAAACTTTTTACCAATGTTGATAGCTAAAGTATCATAGTCTGTAGACTGCCCCGAAGAGATTAGCTTAGCAATTTTGGTTATACTTCTCAGCGCTTTGTCATCCATAACTTTTGAAGACGGTATTTTCTTTCGATTAATAAACTCAAGATCTACAATACCACGATAACTTTCTCTTACGGAAGCAACATTTTTAGTCCACCAACTGTCTGAAGGCTCTTTGTTAAATTTCTTTTTAAAGTCCTTGTAGCGTTTCCTTAAAGGAATTACTTTATTTAAAAGATTTTCTTTAAATTCTTTCTTACTAGGATACTTAGTATACAGACTTTGAAAGTACACCCGCATAGGTGCTCTGCCTGTAAAGTAAAGTTTTCTTGAAAGCTTTTTTCCTTCAGTAGATCTCCACTTATCTATGTAACGTTGATCTTTCAAAAGGTTTTTATTTAAATCATCTAAAGTATAGTACTTACCCATTATCTGAACTTGAGGTTTATCTTTAGAAAGATAACTAACAAACATTTCTGAGCGTTGCCTAGACCTGACGTCTAAAAGCCGTGAAACGTTTTGTACAGCAAAGCGGTTTTCTGCTCTCATAACAGAAGCAAAATCACCCCAAGGAGTTTTGTCTTTAGCGTAACGCTGAAACACTACTCTTAGATTTTCAATAATAACTGTCTGTTGGTTTAAAGATATTTTGTCATTCAAAGAAGACGCCATATTTTCTATAAAATCTTTTTGTTGAATTGTAAGGTCTTTAGCGTTGCGCATGAAGTCAATACGTTCTTGATAAAGATTAAAGTCAGGATCATAAATATTATTATTCTTAATTTCACCTGTCAAGGGGTCTGCTGAGAAGTTTCTTTCATCAAATTGATTGCCAACTCTTCGTCTAGAGGCTGCTTTACCTTGTAAACTAGTACCCTTATAGTCAGTAAGAGACATAGTTTTGTTAAAGTCATCTGAGTCTAACAAAAGCATATTTCTTAAGTCGTCTCTGTATTTTGGGTTGTTAAGTAAAGAGTTAGGAGTCTTTGAGTCTACAGAAACACCTTCGGATTTTATTTTCTGCCGAGGTTTAAATACTGTAGTAGCTGCTGTAGCCCTAGCTCTTAAGGCTTGTATGCTTAGAGCTTTTCCCCTGGGTGTTACAAACTCATTAGCTTTAAGCTTACCTTGCCGAAAAAGATTAGCAGCATCTTCAGAGCCTAACATTTTAGTCTGAATATCCATTGATTGAGTTTTTAACCATGTTCCAAAATCTTTAGACTTAGGAGGCAACCCGTTTAACTTTTGGGGATCTTTCTTTTTAAGCGCACTAATTCCAAGGCGCGGTGACGCCACTTCAAGCAGTTCTTCCTTAGATTTAAGAACTGGGACCATAGACGATCGGCAATTCCAGTGAAGGGGAGGTTCATAACTTCTATCTCCTACGTCATAAATTTTTCCATTGTGATGGGTACAAATAGGGCTTGTCTTAGCGTCTAAGATTGCCGTAAACATGTAACCTTTAATTATATCTTTGTTTTGTTCTGCTACTCTGTGAACAGCTGCAGACTGTGTAGAAGTAATAGCGGTACGAGTTAGCGTCCTTGCTTGGTGTTCTGTTATCTTTGTAGTTTTCATTACATCAGCAATAATAGCCTTTTTACCAGAACCTTTAGCAAGCCCTGCTTTTACTTTAGATTGTATACGAACTAACTCTCCTACAGAGATATTAGAAACGTTTTTAGTAATACTTCGAGTACCTTTAATATTTGGTCCAGTAATTTCGCCAAGGATTTCTTTAGCCCTTGGTCTTTGAACCTTGTAGAAATCTTTTACTTCTCTGTATAGGTTGTTTGTAGAAAAATCTAGTTGAGAGGTTGAGAACTCTTTTAAACTTGTGTTGTTATGCACAGAGAGTTCCTTGCCAAACCTGTTCATTTCTTTTTGTAAGTCGGCTCTAACATTTCCACTCAATAAGGTTTTTAAATTATTCCTGTGTCTTTTTAAAATCCTGCGATTCTGAAGTTGTACACCTTCTTCATATAGCCGTACATCGCCCATGTGGTCAACAATACGGTCAAAAATTTTGTCATTAACGTTCATCTAGTCCACCATTGTAGAGTTAGAGAGGGTGTGTCTTACTGTTAGACCACGCCCAAAGAAGAGAGTTACCAACGTTGTAGGCTGGACCCTTCTTCTCTGGATGATGATTTAATCGAAGACACTTGTACCACGCTATAAAGTTTTTATAACGCTTCATTTGCCTTTTTTAACTTCGGCTGTTTTCTTTGTTATTTGAATGTTTTCAAATTTAGAATCTTCTGATTTCTCAGGTTTAGGTTTTTTCTTTTTGAACCATCCAAACATAACTATTCCATTTCCATTTGATCGTCAGACACTTGAGTAGTTAAAGGGTCTGTTTGAATAGCTGCAATAGCTTCTTCATCATTATAGTCGGACGGAATAAAGTCATTGTATTTAGCTACAGAAACAAAAGTATCTCTTGGGATAATACCCGCTTGGTACCACTCTGTAATTAAACGCATAGCGCCTTCACCACCTACAACTGGCGCAAAGTCTGCTGACAAAGTAAACTCAACAGCGTTACCTGTATATTGAGTTCCATACTTCCAGTTAAGCATAAAAGAAACTACTTCTCGCATAGTATGAGAGACTTTAGCATTAAGAGTACCTAACTGTGCTGTTTGAGAAGCATTTCGGATTTCTAAAGCAATACCTGACTGTGCTGTTTCGGGGGAAAGCATTCTAATACCCATTTTAGCCATTTCTTCTACTGTTTTAGTAATAGCAGTGTCCATGTCAGCAAGGGCTGCAGTAGGAGTTTCAAGAACGCTTATAGACTCGTCTTTACGTACTCGTAGCCACGTACCTAACCCTGCACTTACTAACTCTTCAAACTCTTCGTCTGTCATGTCAGAAGACACAATAGGAGTATAAGTTGCAGCGCCGTAAAGCAAGTGGTTTCTGCGAGATACTTTGTTGTACAAAGAAACTTCACGATCAATAAGCGGCATAAGTACTGGCTCAACAGGGTCAATGTGTCCGTTAAGAGGCCAAGCGGGAATACGCTTAAGGCGTTCACCAAACATTTGAGGAGTTATTGTGTCGTACTTTTTAAACTGAGTTTCAGTTCTTATGTCTTTATAGTCTTGTGTTACTTCACCGTTAAGAACCTTAAGCTCTGCGTAGGTATCTTTTTGACGGTAGTAATCCATAACAAGATTGCCACTTTCATCTAAGTAGTGATCACACACAGTGTCTACGTAGTTAGGATGCCAAGGGTTTTCTTCATCAAACTCTTCAACTAAATACCGCAGCACTAGTCGAGTAAGAGTTCTTTGTCGAGTAATTGGATGAACATTTATTTGATAGTTAATAACGTTCTCAGCCTTAATAATTACTGGATAAGGCGCAACCGTGTCACGCTCTTCAGGAGTTAAAGCTTCTTGTTGTTCTTCGGTAAGTTTTGGGTAATCAACTGACACCCAACAGCGCGAGGTCTGAAGTTCTTCCCATAAAGCGGCGTCAAGAAAATTAAAGAGAGAACGACCGTCCAAAGTAAAGTTTGTTTCAATCCAGTCTATTGCCTCTTCTGGAAGTTCTTCTGGTAGTTTAAGTTGCGACTTTTTACGCAACAAAGAACTAATAAGTACTTTACAGTACTGCGCAGTTAGCCCTGAAAGTTCTGCTTCGGCTTTATAAAAGTTATACTGTGCTTGAGTCATAGAGGGAGAAAACGGCAACAAAAGATTAGAGTAGTCGGTTGCCAGGGTAGTGTCGTGAGCTTTTACATTAGCCTCACCTTGTAAAATTGCTCTTGATTTTTTCCACAAAGGAGTAAGAGAATGATAAGAATCACTAGGATCTGCTACAGACTTCTTAATAGTTTTAGTAGTTGTAATTTTCTGTGCCATAAGGGTTCCTTACCATTTAGCTTTGTTTGCCCAATAAGCGGCAGACAGTTTTCCTCTAGCAATATTGGTTGCGTGTCTAGCTTTCCAAGCGTTTCGTCTTGCTGCATACTGAGCAGACTCTCCAACTTTTTTAGGGCTACCTTTAGCACCTTGTGAGCCAAAGCGAATTGTTTTTATTTGGTCTCCTACTTTAGCTACAACAATATGAGATTTAGTAGGATGGCTAGGGGTTCTTTTTGGCTTGTTATATCCAGAAACACCTGCCCTTTTTATTCTAGGGTCCAGAGACATATTAATTCCTTGTAAGTTAAAAGGAGTACCCAGAGTTAACTAGGTACCCCGAAAGAGGAACGGTCAGCTTGTAGGGATATCATAAGCTGTTCCTCAATAAACTTATATCATTAGCGATCACTATTTTTGGAGATATTCTTTTTACAAGCCTTGGAGAAAACTTGCAAAGAAAATAAGACCAATAATACCGCCTACTAGAGTTAATGCAACAAGACCCAACCCAACTCTAAACATTATGGTTGATATCATTTTTGCTCTAGCAGCTTCTTCGGCAATTCTTTTCTTTCTTGCTTGAGCTTGAAATTTGACCCAGTCATTCCACAAGTTTGCGCGACCTGACCATATCATAAACTCTTTTAATTCTTCTTCATTTTTGCGTATAGACTCTAAAGCAAGAAACTCTTCCATGTCATTGACCGCTTCAGGGTCACTGAATAGACTATTTTTCTTTTTCTTTACTCTTTGTTCTAACTCTGTTTTTGCTCCAACAAACTCTGCCATTTGATTTGCTACTCTGGCTAAGTCTCCTGTGTTTTGTACAGTTTTCTTGATGATAGCAAACGCAGCGTTAGCAGCAGCGAGTTCTACTAGCATAGTGACCTCTTTTACTTTCTACTCTAACATTTTGAGTGCTTG